AATACCTACAAATATTTATACAGCTTCTGATAATTTAGTTCTAACTTTTAGTGCTAATGGATTAAATGGAACTAATGGTACTGATGGAGTATCTGTATTAAATAATGTTACAACAGGAAGTGCTACAACTAGTGGAACAACTCTTACAACATTATTATCATATACAGTAACTGCTGGACAATGTAATACAAATCAAGATGCTTTATTAATAACATCTTGGCTTGAAAAATCTGTAATAACAGATGAATTTACATTAACACTAGTAATAAATAGTGTGATATTTGGAACATATACATTACCAAATGGAACTAAATGTGCAAGACTTAGAGCAACAATAACAAGAGAAAGCGCAACAACTTATTTCTTTGAATCAATAATGACATCATTTGATGCAACTTCTGGTGGATTTTTTACTTGGGGAGCATCAGGAAATACTTATGGTTCTGGAGCATTAACATTTGCAAATGCAATTCCAATTGACATTAAAATGCAAAGAGTAAGTGGATCTGGAACAGCAACATCAAAACAATTAAGTGTAATATTTTTAAATAAATAAAATGCCAGTACAAAACTCAATATATAATTATTCAATTCTTGCTGCTGGAGGAACAGTTTCTTTGGATGTAAGAGCACCATATAGTAAATATGTAATTGGTTCTACAACTTCTGTTGTGTTATTAGCAGATCAAGAATTTATCCATACAGGAACACCAAATCAAGGTTGTACTTTTTACATAGAATATATAGGAAATATAGTTTCTAATTATAGTGGAGGAATAACAGTATCATTCTTTGGTGTAGATTTAACAGATGCTCAAGCTAATTCAAGATGTGATATAACAGCATATTATACTGCTGCTGGAACATGGAATGTATCTGTTAGACCAGATTTTTCTGAACAACAAACAAATTTAATTATACCAGCATCTTTATTGGGCGGTTCAATTAGTACATCAAAAATAGGAGATAATGAAATTACTCTTCCTAAAATAGAACAACTTACTAGTCAAGGGTATATGCTTAGAAGTGATGCTTCTAATAATATAGAAGAATTTAGTGCAAAGACTTCTGGTAATTTATTACTTGGAAATGGAACTACGATAAATTCTACAGCAATGTCTGGAGATATTACAATAAATGGAAGTGGAGTTACAACAATTGGAGCAAATAAAGTATTAACTACAATGATTGCTAATAATAATGTAACTACAGATAAATTATCAACTATTCTACAAACCGAATTATTAGTAGTTCCAGTATCATTTGAAGCAAATGAACAAGGGCCTTATAAAATAAGAATGCCTTACCCAGGAACTATAATAGAGATATATACATCAGCTATAAAACCTATTGCTGCTACAGATAGTGGAACAATTATATTAAAAGATGGATCAGGAACTACTATGACTGTAACAACACCAATTGTTTTTGCTCCTTCTGATATTTTTGGAACAGTTTATGCAAGTGCAGTAACTGCTAATAATTCATTTGCAGTTTTTGAAACAATAACAATAAATACTGCTAAAACAACAGCAGGAGGAAAAGTTCTAGTAACATTAAGAATAGTAAGAACATAAAATTAAGAAAAATGTTTTCACAATTAGATTTAAACGTAAGACTTCAATTATCTGGACAAAAATATTCAGAATGGTTAAATGATTATATTAATGCTCTAAGATATGGTAAAAAAACCACAATTGAAATACAAAATAAACTATTTATATTAAGTGTTTATATTGATATGATGTTAGATTATAAGATTTATCAATGTGATCCAACTACTTATAGTAATACAAATAATTGTCTCACTGAAACAGAAATAGAATCAGTGTTTGATAAATTATCAAAATTAACAGGAATATGTTTTCAACCTTATGGATATAAATATATAGGAAGTGAAAATTCACAAGGAATAGGAAGTATGCAAATAGGATGTAATTTTATTGTATCCTAATAACATTAATAATATAATAAAATGGCAATAAGAAATGCAACAACATTAAAAACATTTTTTGAAACTGGTGATTACCCAACACAATCTCAATTTGCAGATTTAATTGATAGTACAAGTAATAATTTAATTACTGGTGATGTAACAATTGATTTAAATAATGTTGCTACAGTTAATCCTAGTATTCTAAGTGGATTTAATCATCAACACATACAAGCAACAAGAACAACAGTAGCAGGAAGTGGAACAGTTACTGTAAGTACAACATTTGCCCCAAAATTACTTCACATAACATTAGTATTTTCTGGAATTCCGGTTTATAGTGCTGGTTCATTTGGAAGATCGGATGGAACACATCATTCTTGTTACAGAAATATTTTCAGTACTGTATTTGAACCTTTTTCATCAAATTTAATGTGTGCTGCTGGAACTGATAGTAGTGGTAATGGTTGGACAATTATTACTAATAATTTTACAAGTAGTTCATTTGATATAGTATATACAAAAGTTGGAACAGGAAATACTACAGCAATTTTAGAAATTGATGTTACAGGATAATAAACTAATTAAAATATAATAAAATGTCAATTATACAAACGGAAGTTGGTTATTTAACCAAAATATTACAAGCATTAACAAATGAAAAAAATGCTATTAGTAAACAAACTTTAACAGTTACAACTGCTGCTCAAGGACTCACTATTCCATCAGAAGCAAAATCAGCTTTAATTCAAGTAGAATCAACAGTGACAGATTATGCCATTAGATATTGGGAAGATGGAAGTATTCCAACATCAAGTGTAGGTTGGTTTCAAGGAAGTACAGCAGTATTTGAAATAACAACAAGTGAAAATTTAAGAAATTTTAAAGTGATTCAAGGGACCAGTGGAACTACTCAATTAAATATAACTTATTATAAATAATATACATAAATATGAGTGTTATAGTTAGAAAAAAAATATATGAAATTCCTACATCTTCAACAGGAGGTGGGGGTGGAGGAGGATCTACTCCTTATACTGTCTATGATGCAATTGTAACACAAACAGGAACAAATGCTCCAGTTTCTACAATTTTTCAGAATACTTTAGGATTTACTCCAGTATGGTTTAGAGCTTCAGCAGGAAATTATGAATTAAGACAAACTGGAGGATTTCCAGTTGGAAAAACAGCAGTATTTATTAATATGGCTTATAATAATACATTTGGTGGAGTATATTCTTTAATATATCACCCACATCTACCTGATAAAGTAACTATTTTAACATCAAATTTTATTGGCAGTGGAACTGCAATAGATGATAATACATGGTGGATGAATATAAGAGTTTATCCTTAATAATTAATAATAACTAAAAACAAATATAAAAATCAAACAACATGGCAACACTAAAGTATGAATATGAAGCTTATTTAGAACAAACAGGAACAGGAGCACCAGTAGAAAAATTATTAGTAAAAAATACATTACCATTTTCACCAGTATGGGCATATTCTGCTGCTGGTAATTATTCTATCCAATGTACTGGAGCTTTTTCTATTGATAATACAATAATCAGATTTGAATCTGCTTATCAATCTGAAGGAGCAAATGCTGGAATTATAAAGACTAATGCTTTTATTGATGAAATGCCTGATAAAATTTATTTTATCTTCGCAGATTATTATAATGTTTTAACTGATGAACATAGATTTTGGGTTCATATTAAAGTTTATGAGAATTTACTATAATTATTTCTTTAATACTTAATTTAATAAATGAACGAAAAACAATATCAATTATTTTTACAAGAATTTTTAAATCCAACTAAACCATTTGATGGGGGAATTCCAGTTCCTCCATCAAAAACAAAAATAAAAGTTGATTCTCCAAGAAAAAATAAATGAGAAAATTAAGACTTCTATACAAATATGGATGTCCTTTCTTATTATTTTTAATATCACTTTTATCATTATTGGCATATAACAGATTATATACTATAACCTATAATATAATAGATCAATTATTTGGTTATAGTATTTTTGTATGTTTATATTGGCTATTTGAAGGCTATTTAAAAAGAAGATGTACATATTATTTTGCTAGTGTTTTTGGATTAATGTTTTGTTGTATAGTAAATATAATAATAAAAATGAATTTAATAGAATATAATAGGTATATAGAATTATTTAAATTAACAGGATTAACTATAGCAACACTAGTTGTTATACTTTTTATAATTAAAGATGAATATGGAATTAATTTGTTCAGATCCAAACACAACAAACACTAAATGTTTGGCAACTTCTATTTTACTTGCTTTAACAGGAGAATGGATTTCTTTTTTTAAAACACATTCAGATGAAGTTGATGCTATTAGTACTATATTTCAATGGGGTGCTTGGGGAACAGCTATGGTAGTAGGATTTATAACATTTATTAAATTCCTACAAGATAATGGATGGATTAAAAAAAGGAAACCTAAATTTAAAGAAGATAATGAAGATAAATAAAGATGGACTTACATTGATTAAATCTTCTGAAGGATTAAGTTTAAAAGCTTATGTAGATCCTGGAAGTGGAAATCTACCAATAACAATTGGATTTGGAAGTACACATGATGAAAAAGGTAATAAATTTAAATTAGGAGATATAATTACAGAAGAAAGAGCTACAGAATTACTTTTAAATACATTAACTCCTTTTGAATTAGGAGTTGACTCTATAACCAGAGATGATATCACAGAAAATCAATTTTCAGCATTAGTATGTTTTGCATATAATGTTGGAATACAAAATTTAAAATCCTCTACTTTACTAAAAAAGGTAAACTTAAATCCAAATGATATTTCTATTAAAGAAGAATTTAAAAAATGGAATAAAAGTTGTAGAAAAGTATTAAATGGATTAACTTTGAGACGACAAAAAGAAGCAGATTTATATTTCAAAAAATAATGAAACAAATTATTACCAAATTAATTAATTCATTTGATAATAAATCTATTGGATTTAGTTCTAAAAAACTATCTGCATTTACTATAATATTATGTGTAATTGCAATTCATATTAAATGGTTATCTCTAGGAAATTTTTCTCAATTAGAAATGATACTCACTATAGATTATACTTTTATTGCAACTCTTTTTGGTATTAATGAATATGGAAAATTTAAAAAAGGAAAAAATGAAAGGATTCACATTTAATGATTATATTATACTATCTATAATAGGACTAGTTATAATAACAGGGATAACCA